TATAGAAGAAGTTATGTTATCAGATAATTTCCAAACAGAAGAAAGACCAGCACCAATTCGTCAAGATCTTAATTTACCTTTTTTACCTAATTTAATAGTAGATTATGATACATATTATGGTGTTCCAGATGAAGATGACGACGAAGACGAAGACGAAGACGAAGAAGAAAACGAATGGGAAGAATATGAACCAACAGAAGTAGTATTTGATACTTTACCAAATCCTAATCCACTTGTAATTGATAATAATTTAGTATTTAATAGAAATGCACCTGATGAAATATGTACTATTTGTCATTACGAAGATAGACATCCTGTAGGAGATAATAGTTTACAATCAGGATATTGTAGAGTTAATTGCCCACGAGGTCACGTTTTCCATTGTTGGTGTATTAATAAATGGAGAAATACACATAAAACACATAATACTTATCAAAACAATTGTCCAGTTTGCCGTGCACCTATTACAACAATGATAAATTTTGAATTCCCTCGAAGTTCAGTAAGAGCAAAAGCAAGAATCTCATCAAAAGCAATGTCAAGAGCAAAAAAAGGATTGGGTAAAGGAAAAGAAAAAGCAAGATTAAAATCAAATAAAAAAGCAAGAAAAAAAGCAATGGCAAGAGCAAGAACAGAAATTAGTGGAACAGCAGAATTTGGAAAAAGTAAAAGTAAACTTAAAAGTAAACTTAAAAGTAAACTTAAAAGTAAACTTAAAAAAATTAATTCAGAAATAAAATATTTAAATAAATAATTTAAACTTTAATTTTTTTACAAAAATAATTTTACTTAAAAAAATAAACAAAATAAAAATAAAGTTTAAAATGAATCAAAAAGCTAAATTACTTACAAAATATGCATTTGATGATTTAACAGAATGTGAATGTGGTAAAAAATTATTTAAATATCACAATACATCTACAAATGCATTTTATGCAAAGTGTAGTAATTATGACATAAAACCTAAAAAAAATAAATTACCTGCTTGTGGATTAGCTTGGTGTTATCCCGATATGCGACCAGTGTTTAAAGAAATTACAAAAAAAATAAATAAATTTGATTTTAAAATTAAAGAAACTAATTTTGATAAAATTTTAGAAGAAAAACTTAAAATTTTATTTAAATTTTTATATGTATCAAATAATTCATCAACTTTAGATGAAATTAATATACTTGTAAAAAATAGTTTAAAAAGAGAACCAAGAAAAACATTTTATTTTCCTAGTATAGGCAGTTTTAACAGGATATCGCATTATGAAGAATTTATTGATTATGAAAAACGTATATTTTCTGAAAACATAAAAGATCTTAATTTTATTATAACTAAAGAAAAAGAAAAACCAGTTTATTTTATAGATCAAAAACTTTTACCTAAAGTAACTATAATATTACCACCAAAAAAGAAAATTGGTAAAATTGTTAAAAATGTTTCTAATTTTATTAATTTAGAAGACAATGAAACATCTGAAAAATATAATTCTGAATCTGAAAATTTTGATGATTCTGATAAAGAAAATTCTGATTACGATGATGATATAGCATCAATTGAAGAAACAGAAGAAACAGAAGAAATTTTAGACGATACAGAAGAACCCGAAGAAACTGAAGAATATTGTGATTACGATGAAGATTAAATCTTTGTTGGAAATTTACCTGTTCTGTTATATGTATTTAATCTTGATTTATAATTTGCTATACCTGATTTTAAAGAATTCTTATTCCATAATACAAACATACTAAGATATCCTGCACGTGCTGGATTACCAGTTTTAAGATCTTTAAGATGTCTTTTAACATAACGTTGTTTTCTTTGAATATCGTGATGTTTTGTATAATCACTTGCACCGGCCTGTCCAAAATGTATAATTTTTTTACGACCATTTGTTTCAAACGTTGCCATTAATTTTTTACCCGATTTATTTGATTTTTTTATTGAAAGTAAACGAATTGTATTTCGTTTTTTAACTTTAACCGTTTTACCAAAATTAAAATTAACTTTTGAAATAGGTTTACCATCAATGTCCGTATTTACTATATCCATAACACACCTTTTACGAAGACCCTTTAGAGGGTCTGTGCACCCTTTTTTTATTTTTTCTACAATTTCAGGACTTTTAGTGCATTTACTTCTAAATGATTCATATTTTTCCCATACTTGTTTTAAAGTTAAATCACAATTTATTCCTAATTTTTTATTTATTTTGTTATGTATATTATATAACCAAGTAGTTAAAGTTTTTCTATCTTTCATAACCGAAAAGTTAAGTTCTGTTCCAGATTGTTTTATAAAATCTTGGTAACTTTCACGACAATATCTACAAGGCAGTACGTTACCAATAAGTCTGAAAAATTGAAGATAATCTTCTTTTTTTTGAGTATCTGGTTCCCAAGGATAATTTTGTGCAATTGAATGTAAAAATAACCAACCTCCTGGTCCCCATACCCGAGTTTGCATACCTGTATCGTCACCATCTTTCTTTTCCATTTTAACTTTAACCTTTATTTTTTTTCGTTATAAATTTAAAAATAATAAAAAAGTTTAAATTACACCAAATGCCTTCAAGTCCTGAACTCAAAAGAATTAAAGAACGAGAAAAAAAAATTGAAAAAAAACTTAAAAGTTCAAATAAAGAAGGTAGCAAATTAGAACGAGAACTTCAAAAATTAAAAAAAAAAGAACAAAAATTAAAATAACTGATTTAAGCAAAAGAAGTGTTAAAACAAATAAAGCAGTTATTGAATTTTATAAAGAAAAATAAAATTAAATTTTATTTTTATTTTAATGCAAACTGAAATAAATCACCACGGTTATAGTATTACTTTAAAAAGTATACCTTCACATTTTTTAGAAAATATAAAAACAGAACTTACAGTTAAACCTATAGAAAATCCAAATTTTTTAAAATCAAGTGTCGCTTTTCCTGTTTATAGATTATCAAAAAATAAAATATATCTTCCACGTTATTATGGTATTGAACAATATAAACAAACAATTAATAAATTAAATGATGGTAACCCAATTAATTTAACCTTTACTGGCGTTCTTAGAGACATTCAAGAACATACCATTAAAGAAACTTTAATCACATTTGAAAAATTTGGTGGAGGTATTATTAGTTTAGATACAGGTCTAGGAAAAACAGTTGTTGCACTTAAATTAATTAGTTTAATGAAACAAAAAACATTAATTGTAGTTCACGCTGAATTTTTATTGGAACAGTGGGTTGCCCGTATAAAACAATTTTTACCTGATGCTCGTATTGGTATCATCAGGCAAGAACGTTGTGAAATTGAAAATGTAGACATCACAGTTGGAATGTTACAAACAATTATTAACCGTGACACAGATTTTAAAGATTATGGTTTAATGGCTATAGATGAATGTTTTCCATATAATCAATTAATATGGACATCTGATGGAATTACAAAAATAGGAACTATTTATAATAAATGGAAAAAAAATCAAAAATTACCTTTAATTTTAAGTTTTGATGAACAAACTAAACAAACTGAATATAAAAAAATAGTTTATGCTTGGGAAAAAATAAATGAAAATCTTTTAAAAATAAATTATTCTAAAAGTAATTTTAAATGCACTGAAAATCATAAAATATTAACTCCGAATGGTTATATAGAAGCAAATAAATTAAATATTGGAGACCTTATTACTTGTAACTATAATGATAAATTAACTGAATCTATGGTTGCACAAGCATTAAATGAAGATCAATACCAAATATTATTAGGTAGTTATTTAGGTGATGGACATATTAGTATATTACCAAGTGAAAGATATCGTCTTAAAATAATTCATTGTGAAAAACAAAAAGAATATTGTGAATGGAAAGCATCTATGTTTAATTGTTCTATTAAAAGAATTGAAAATAATGGTTACGCAAAAGGAATTGCTTACAATTTTTGCACAAAAATTATTGATTTACCAAATAATAAAAAATTTACAAAAGAATATAATCATTGCCATCAATGGGTTTTAGATGATTTAGATTATCGTGGCATTGCTATATGGTGGATGGACGATGGTTCACTTAATAAAAAAAAAACATATGGAACATTATCTACTTGTTCATTTGATGAAGAATCACATATAAGAATTATTAAAAGATTAAAACAATTAGATATTGATTGTATTTATAGACAAGATGGAAAAGGCTATTTATCAATTTATTTTAGAAAAAATGAAATAATAAATTTATTAGAAAAAATAAACCCTTATTTATGTGAAAATATGAAATATAAGTTTTCTTTTACAGAAATTTTATATAAATGGGACACAAATTTTTTAAATTACGGAACAGTAAAAATAACAAGTGTAATTTCAATAAAAAATGAAAGTAAATTTGTTTATGATATAGAAGTAGAAGATAATCATAATTTTATATGTAGTAGTATAAGTGGAATAGGACCAATTGTTCATAATTGCCACCACGTTTGTGCTAAATCATTTTCTAATTTATTTTATAAAGTTCAAACAAAGTATATGATTGGACTTTCTGCAACACCTATACGCAAAGATGGATTATCTAAAATACTTTATTGGTTCTTGGGCCCACAAATAGTTAATATAAAAAGAGAAACTGGTAAACCTAGTATTCAATTTATTAATACAGACGTTAAATTTTACGTTGAAAAATTTAACAAATTGGGTAAAATAAATAGTCCAACGATGATAACGGACCTTACAAAAAATATAAATCGCAATGAATTAATTAAAAATACTATACTTTCACTAAAAGACCGTAAAATACTTTTTCTTAGTGACCGCCGTGAACATTGTGAAACTATGTTTAATTATTGTAAAGACCACGTTACAGCTGGATTGTATCTGGGTGGAATGAAAACAGATGCACGTGAATTAACTACGACTTTTTCAGTTATATTTGGAACATACCAAGCTTGTGGTGAAGGATTTGATGTTCCTGAATTAGATACACTTATTCTGGCAACACCTAAATCAGATGTTGAACAAGCAGTTGGTAGAATACTTAGACAAAAAAATAAAAATGAACCTTTGGTTATAGATTTTGTAGACTCATTTTCAATTTTTAAAGGACAACACTTTAAACGTAAAAAATTTTATAAAACACAAGAATTTAATTTAAATTAAATTGTATGGTTCTGCAATTTAATAAAAATACAATAATTAAAAATTAAAATTATAATTAATAAAATAATTAAAAATATAATTAAAAAGATAATTAGATAAATATAATTTTTTATTTTTATCCAAATACGGTCTTTATTTAATAAAATCTCAAGAGATGTTTCTTTTTTTTTTATTTCAATTTCCATTTATTTTAAAATTTAAAGAAATAAAACAAATAAAACGAAGGATGGTAAAATTAATTTTTAATCCTAAAACAAATGGAACTCAAAAAACACCATCAAGTTTAATTTCTAAAAAAATTGAAAAAAATTTAAATCCTTTAAAAGATATAAATGAATTTGTAAATGACCTTGACCTTGACCTTGGACTTGGACTTGGACTTGATGTTGGCCTTGATCAAATTTCTTTAAAAGAATTTAATTTAATTCCAAAAACAATAAAAGATATTATTGGTTTAGAAAATTGTGCTTATGTGTTAAAAGAATGGTATTATAAAAATAAAAAACCATTCTTAATAATAGGTCCAATTGGTTGTGGTAAAACAACACTTATAGAATTATTTTGTAAAGAAGAAAATATTCAACTTTATACAATAAAATCATTCGATAAAACAAAAAAAGAACTTTTAAAAGATATTAGTTTATTTTATGAATTTTCATTCTTTAAAAAAAATGAAAATAAATTAATATTTATAGATGAATATCAAAATGGACAATCTGATTTATTAAATTTAATAGATATTGCAACATTATATGAAAAAAAATATAAAATATTAATAATAAGTTCAGATGCAAAAGGTTCAAAATTAAGTGAATTAAAAAAAACAAGTGAAGTTTATTATATTAATGAAATTAATTTAAATATTATTAAAAATTGGGTTAAAACTTTTAATTTAAATTTAAATGAAAATGAGTTAAATTTAATTATTCAAAATTGTAAAAGTGATAAAAGACTTTTATTAAATAATTTATCATTTTATAAAAATAATAAAACTAAAAATACAAATAAAAATAATGTTATTACTTTTTATAAAGACTCCGATGTTAATTTATTTGAAATTTTATTTCAAAATAAAGAATTCAATTTAAATGATATGTATAAAATATATAAAACAGATGGATTTATGCTTTCTAACTTAGTTCAAGAAAATTATCTTGATTATAATAACGATATTGATAAAATTGCAAATATGGCAGAATCAATTAGTTATGGAGAAATTTTATTTTCTGATACATATGAATCAAATAAAACATTTTTACCAGATGCTCATTTTATTAATTCAATTTGTATACCTAGTTATTATGCAAAATCAGATAAATCAAATAAAAATGTTAGATCAAGTTGTATTAATAATAGATATAATATTTATTTAAATAATAAAAAAATTATATCGAAAATAAATGAAGACATTTTATTTATTTTATTTATAAAAAAATTTTTAAATTATAATTTAATTAAAACAAAAGTATTAACACTATCACAAGAAGGTTATCTTAAAAATATAAAAGCTAAATTAAATTTAGAAAAAATGGAACTTATTTATAAACATTTTAGTGATTTTAATGATTTACCTCAAAATAAAACTAAAAATTTTACATTAAAATTTAAAGATAAAATTAATAAGTTAAATTAAATTAAATTAAGTTAAAGTTTAAAAAAAATTTAATGTAAACTTTAATGAATATTTTAGATTCTCTTGATAATTTAATCATTGAAAGAAGACATTTTGAAGATGAAATGTATGATTTATTGGTAAGTCCGTTACAAATTATACCTGAAAGTTTCTGGGAACCAGTAAGAATTTCATTTAATTTTGATTTACTTATAAGTAAATATAATTATTCAGAATGTTCTATCTGTATTGAAAATAAAAATCATTTTAAAATATTAACGTGTTGTAATCAAATATTATGTAATAGCTGTGCTAAAAAATGGTTTGAATTATCAGTTATTTGTCCTTATTGTAATAGAGACCTTAGAAATTTTAGTTAAATTTTTATTTAAAGAAAAGAAATTAAAATAAAACAAATGAATAACATTAATGAAATGAATATAAATTCTTATAGTTCTGTTAATAACAATGATTATTATTTAATTGAATCAAGCTCAAGTAATATTAATTTTACAATTCCGCGTTTTGATAGAACATTTGAACAACTTATAACTGAACGTGGTGAAAATAATTTTAATGATAACACTTTTAATGAAATTTTTGAAAAAATAAAAGAAAAAATATTTATTTTAGGAGATTGCGATATTGAATTAATAGAATCTGATAGAAAAAAATATTCAAAAAAATATGAAACTGAAGATATAAATATAATTATAAACAATTTAAAAAAGAATATAGTTTTGCTTTATAATAAAAAAATAGAACTTGAAATAGAAATTGAAAATAAAACAAAAATTTATAATGATTTTTTAATAAATATAAATTCATTAATAACAAGTATTAATGGTATAGAACACGAAGACAATAAACAATTAAATACGCTTTTAAAAAATAAAATAGATTGGTATTATAATTATTTAAATTTAGATAAACTTATATCAGAACAATTTGATGTTGTTTCAGAATTTAGTTATTTAAAATCAACTATTAAAAATTTTAATAGTATTAGTATCAGTAGTATTTGTGCTATTTGTTTAGAAAAACAAGTATCGTGGTTTATTGACCCTTGTGGTCACGCTGTATGTGATGATTGTAAAACTAAATCAGAACTGTCGGTGTATTGTCATTATTGTAGAAATAAAAAAACAAAATATAACAGATTATACTTATAATCTTAATTTACCTTTAAACTTTACCTTTAATTTTTTTTTAAAATTTAACTTTAATAGGTAAAGGTTTAATATAATATAAAAATGCAACTTGAAGTAAACTTTTGGCAATTTCTTCAATAACTGGAAAATCTTGGTCTTCAATATATAAACTTGGAACAAATTCTACTTCATTTACAAAATAACTAAAAGGAACATCTTTTAAACCAGAACCTATATCTATTCTTGTCAAAATTGGATTACGGTGTAAACCGGGTAAATTCAATTTTGGTAACGAATCCATAACTTTTTTTGAAAATTTCATTAAGTAATTCCAATTTTCACTTGGTATTTTAAAACGACCACCTTCTTGAATTGGTGTTTCTACCAAAGTGCTTGTAGTTACTACAGAATAAGCATAAATTCCATCAATAAAATATGTTCTTATTTCAGGATTATCTTTATCAAAACCTGGAATGTATTCTTGAATAATTATAGATTTATATTTAGGTATATTCTTGGAAAGATACTTTTTAAGACGAACTTTTTGAATATTTTTATTAATTTCTTTAAATTTAGAAAAATCTTTTGATTCTTGACCATATACTGGTTTTGCTATTATAGATTCCCATTTATTATGTTTTACTTTTGAAATTAATTTATTAACATAACTTTCAGATTCACGATTTACCCATTTTTCTTTGGTTATACAATGTGTTGGTGCAACAGGTATTTTTTTAGAAGCAAGATATTTATAATATGTACATTTATTATTTATAAATTTTTGATATTTATAAGGTGGATAAACATTTGGACTATTTTTTAACGCGTGTTTAAAAATTTCAAATTTTGATTTATCACTTAAATGAAATGCTTCCAAAAGATCATAAATAATAATAAAAACAATATGATTTGATTTAAATCGTGCTACACTTATTTCATCTGGTGTAATGTAATCAATAATTATATTAACTTCTGGATCTTTAAATTTTTCTAAATAAATACCTATAGCAACATCGGCCGGTATACATTTTTTATTTTTACGCATTATAGAAAATGTATCATATTCATTTCCTTGAACTTTTAACCATTTTTCAGATTCTAAACAATAAAGCTCATCTTTTTTTTTTTCTGTATTTTTATA